CTCTCTCCCCTATAAAGAACCTTCCCAAACATTGTTTAACATGCTTGGCTTCATTACTCAAGCAGGTCAAAAGTTTGCTGACAGTACAGAACAAATTGTTTCTGATGCAGCATCCTATGGACCTGTGGGTACAACAATGGCATTACTAGAAGCATCAAGTAAGTTCTTCTCTGCTATTCACAAGAGATTACACAAATCTCAAAGAGATGAATTTAAAATACTTGCACAGATAAACTATGATTATCTTCCTTCAGAGTATCCATATGAAGTACCTTTTGCTGATAAGAATGTTCTTAAACAAGACTTTGATGGTAGGATAGATGTTCTTCCAGTATCTGATCCTAACATTCCATCAAATGCACATAGGATGATGATTTCACAGATGGCATTACAAATGGCACAACAATCACCTCCTGGTATGTTTAACCTTGAAGCATTAAATAGAACTATATTAAGTGCTGCTAATCTACCTAACTTAGAACAAATACTACCACCTAAAAGAGAACCACAACAATTAGATCCTGTATCTGATATAATGGCTGCAACTAAAGGTATCCCTATTGCAGCATTTCCAGGACAGAACCATGATGCTCATATACAAACAAAGATGATGTACTTACAAGATCCACAGAATGGTGCTAATCCTATAATGGCTAGATTAAAACCAATTCTTGAATCTAATATACAAGAACATTCTGTACTTAAATATCAAGAACAAATGAATGGAATGACAAGAGCTGTAATGGAACAACTACCACCAGAGCAAGCACAGAATCCTCAAGTTGCTGAAATGGCTATGGCTAGTGCAGCACAACAAGTATTAAATGCAAATCAAATGGGTCAAGCACAATCACCTGAACAACAAATGGTTGCATTAGAAACAGCAAAGGTAGAGCTAGAGAAACAAAAACTTCAACAGACTGCTGCTAAGAATACTGCAGAGTCTGCAATAGATTCACAGAAGTTAGAATTAGAAGAAGCTAAACTATTAATGGAAGCAAGTAAATCTGGTCAGTCTGCTATTCTGAAAAAAGAAAAAGGAGATCTTGATAGATCAAGTAAAGAAACATTAAAAGCTTTAGATATAATGGCTAAAGCAGCTTTAGCAGATCAAAGAGCTGATATTGATATGGAAAAAATTCGTGTGAGTGCTTTAGAAAAAGTATCTCAGATGGAAGAACTGGATGACAGACAAAGAAGTTTTAAACTTATTGATGTTATGTCAGATTTACTTAAAGAAGAAGTTCGAATTGAAGAACAAGAAACAATGAAAGGAGATGATCAAGATGCCAATAGGGAATAAAGCATATCCTGTTAAAAAAGGTGTTACTAATGGTTATCCTGAACATGTGAAAAATGGTGATGGTGGCATGTATGGCGACTTCACTAAAAGATCAGATGATGATGGAGCTGTAGGTATGACCCCACAACAAGGTGTGTTAAATCAATATGATCCATTTAGCTGGAAATATCCAGCACCAACTAAAGGGAGAAGATAATATGTGGAAATCACCAGTCGTAAAAGAAGTATCTGTAGGACTAGAGATTAACTGCTATGCATGTGCAGAGATTTAATTTCTGAGTATGGATATATGGGATGAGGTCGTTAAAGAATATGATAACGAACTCACTAAACTAAGATTAACTGTCTCTGGTGGGCAAGCAGAAGACTTTGCTCACTATAGGCAGCTCGTAGGACTTATTCAAGGAATTGAGTGGTCTCGTAATAATTTAAAAAGCATAATAAAGAAACGTATGTATGATGAAGAGGATGACTAATGCAACAGGCACATTTAGGTAAAACTATAAAGAACGACATGTGGATAACAGATGAAGAATATTCAGATACTCCAGATGTCCTCCCTGAACTTCCAGGTTTTCATGTACTCGTAAGACCTGTCTCAGTAAAAGAAAAAACTAAAGGTGGTATATTAATACCAAACTCAACAAAAGAAGATATGTCTTATTTAACAACTGTAGGAAAAGTTATTAAAATAGGTAATCTTGCTTACAACGATAAAGATAAATTTCCTAAAGGACCTTGGTGTAAAGAAGGAGATTATATTTGTTACGCAAAACATGCTGGTCAAAAGATACAATATAAAGAAATTAAGATGATTTTATTATATGATGATCAGGTAATAATGAAAGTGGAAGATCCTAAATATTTAGATCCTACATTTAATTTAAGTCACTAAGTTGCACTATAAATTTTTATAGTGTATAATAATAGTATATACAACGTAAGTCGTATGTCTCGTAAACAACGAAGGATTAACAATGGACAATGAAGAGTGGAATGAAGTGGATACTAAAGCTTCTAAAGAAGAAGAAAATAAAGTAGAGTATGAAGAAGGAGAAATAGAAAAAGAAGAAAAAGCTATTCCTCTTGTACAAACAAAAAAAGAAGAAGAAGAAGTAGAATCTCCAAAAGAAGAAACACCAAAAGAGCTTGAAGGTGTAGAAACAAAAGGAGCACAAAAAAGAATAAGACAATTAGTTAAGCAACGTAAAGAAAGAGATGAACAACTAGCTCAACTAATTCAACAAAATGAACAACTTAATAATAGATTAAATACTTCAGAACATCAATTTAATACTGTTAATAAATTAAGTTTAGATGCAAGTGAAAAACAAATAACAGATAAGTTAGAACTTGCACGTAATGTTTATAAGACTGCTCACGAAGAAGGTGATTCAACTAAAATATTACAAGCTCAAGAATTTTTGAACGAAGCACAAAATGATTTAAAATCTTTAAGTGCTACTAAACAACAATTTGAACAACAACCTGTACGACAACAACAACCTGTACAGCAACCACAATATCAGCCACCTATGCCTACTCCAGATCCAAAGGCAGAAGAATGGGCAGCTAGTAATGATTGGTTTGGTCAAGATCAAATTATGACTGTTTCAGCTTTAGCTATAGATGGACAGTTAAAAGAAGAAGGATTTAGTCCTACAGATTCAGAATATTATACTGAAATAGATCGTAGGTTAAAAGAAACATTTCCTCATAAGTTTGTAACTCAAGAAGCTGCAACAGGAGGAGAAGTTCGTAGGCAGGAAACAACGTCAACCCCTGCTCAAGTGGTAGCTGGTGCATCACGTAGCTCACCAGGTTCTAGTAAAAAAGTCAAGCTGTCAAAAGAAGATATTAGACTAGCTGGCAAATGGAATATACCCCTTGAACAGTATGCTCAAGAAAAACTAAAGGCTGATAAAGCTGAAGGTGAGTATACAACAATTAATATGCAACGTGGAGGAAAGAAATAATGACACGAATTAATAGTACACGTACTACTGATTTAAGAGAAAATAACGCTAGAGAAGAAATTGAATACACATTTGAAGAACAAGATGCTCTTCATATTCCTGATGCAGTTTTAAATCGTTTCGCCAGCGAGCGCATGACACTTGGATGGTTAAGAATGACCCTTAAAGGTGTAGATGACGTAAAACATTTAGGCAAGAAAACGCAAGAAGGATGGGTATTTGTTGATTTAGCTGAAGTTCCTGAAATGAGTGCAACATCTGTCGTGAGAGATGAAGGTAGATACGCAGGGGTCGTCTGTCGTGGAGACGTAGGATTAGCAAAAATCCCAACTGGTAAATACGAAGCTAGAGGTAAGTTTTACAGAGATAAAAGTAAAGCCATGAATGAAGCTATTGAAGCTCAACTTATGGGTAATAATAATTCTCGTATGCCTATTTCTAATAACAGTAAATCAAAAGTAGTAACAGGAAGACAACCTAATTTTCAGGATTAATCCTTTTATTACATAATTAAGGAGAAAGAACATGGCAAGTGTAAATAGTCCAAGAGGACTCGTACTAGCTAAAAAGAATGGTGATGGTTCTAACTCTACTGGTATACGTACTATTGATATGAACAATGCAAGTCCTAAAGTGGCTTCAGCATTAATTCCTTCAGATATGTTTACAGGAGACCCAATAATAATCGAAGCTCAAGGTAGTATTAAACCTTGTGCAGATGGTGTTTCTGTTAAATCTTCAGGTGTTTTTCAAGGATGTAGTTTTGTAAATGGTAGTGGAGAACAGAAGTTCGCCAAAAGTATTGTTGGTGGAGTTACAGCAACTGATGTAAAAATTCATATTGCAAGTGACCCTGATCAAACATTCTTTATTCAAGCAGATGCTACAGTAACAGCTTCAGCAGGTTTTGGAGTTGGCGTAGTAAATGGACCTTATATTGCAGGTACTGGTAGTCACAGAACAGGTAATAGTGGTTATACTTTAGACGCATCTGGTCCTGTAATAACAACAAATAATCTAAGAGTTATACGTAGAGCACCTTGGGATACAGGTGGAGTATCAGCAGGTGTCTCAGATGCCTTCCCTTGGTATGAAGTACGTATTGCTAACCATATGGATAATTTTATAACAGCAACTGTAACAGGTTAATTTAGAAAGGAATAATTAAATGGCTATTAATAGAGCAAGTATTGCCAAAGAGCTACTTCCTGGACTGAATGCAGTTTTTGGAATAGAGTATGGCAGCGTAGACGAAGAACATAAACCATTATACGAAATAGAAAACTCAGACAGAGCATTTGAAGAAGAAGTACTCTTCACAGGCTTTGGTGCTGCACCTGTTAAAGGTGAGGGTGCTGCTGTAGTTTATGATGATGCATCAGAAAGTTATACTTCAAGGTATACTAACGAAACTGTAGCATTAGCATTCGCAGTAACTGAAGAAGCTATGGAAGATAATCTATACGACACTTTTGCAAAACTAAGAGCAAAAGGATTAGCAAGAGCTATGGGAAGTACAAAACAGCAAAA